CGTTATTACGTTTGTGCCTGTATTAGCTACATGGTCAAATATAAAGCCATACGATGGCAATAGACAGTTACAAGCGCAAGAGCAGGTCATAAATCAGGTCTTTAGGTTTACAATCCGTTATAGAAAAGACTTTGCACCTACAAAGGACATGCGAATCCTTTACGAGTTAAATTTTTTTACTATTCATTCAATTAGGAATGTAGATGATACATTTAGGTTTTATGAGATACTGGCATCTGTAACGGATGATAATAATGGCGTCTAAAATAGATATTTCTAAATTACTATCTCAGATTTCAGCCTTTGGTCATGATGCTAATAGGTTAGCGGTTGCGGTGACTAATGAAACTACTCAAGGCATGGTTACTCAGGCTCAATTAAGAGTAGTTGTTGATTTAGGTCAATTAAGACAGTCAATAGGAAAAACAACTGCTACTGTAGCAATAAATAGATCATTTTTTTTTGCTAACGCTCCTTATGCTGCTTATGTTGAGTTTGGAACTGGAGGAGGTGTAAGTATTCCTAAAGGTTTTTCAGAAATGGCATCTCCTTTCAAGGGCAAAGGAATTAAACGCAGGGATTATCCTGCTAAGCCATTTTTTATTCCTAGCTACTTACAAGGAATCCAACAATATCCTAAAACTTTACTAAAAGTATTGGAAGTTGAAACACGAAAATATAATGCAAAAAAATAATTACATTTGAGAAATGAAAGATGCTAATTTATCAATACTGAATGCATATAAAAGTACCCTAGCCAATTTAATAGTTGGTGGCGTTACTATACCTGTATACAGTAAATCAGCACCCTTAAAGAATGTACCGGCTAAATATGTAATTTTATCTAGCCAGACTAGATTGCAAGAGCAGACAAAGTGCGGATATTACTATCTTTGTACTATTAACGTGCAGATAGTCACCAAATACCCTAATGGTAATGGCGATTTAAGTTTTGCAATAGTAATAAGCGAGGAGATACAAAACAGAATACAAGTTACTAACTTAACTTTGTCTAACTTTATAAATGTTGAGACCTTACAACTATTAACAAATGAGGTAATTTTAGAAACAGAAACAGAAAACATATTTCAATATATACTAACTTTTCAACACAAATTAAATAGAACTTAATTATGGCAGCAGAAACATTTTATTCAGGCAGCTTATTCATGCTTTACATTCGCACAGGTGGCGCATGGAAACCAGTAGCGTGTTTAACTTCAAACGGCATCAGCGAATCATGGGATTTTGCTGAAACAGTAACTAAATGCGATCCGGGAGTGACTAGACGCAAACCAACAACGTATTCGTATGAGATACCTTTTGAGGGTGTTTTTACAGATACAGTTGGCGCAGGTGGCGATACCGCTAAAGCATCATGGGATCGTATAAGCACGATTGCAAGGGCAAAGACTTTGACTGAGTTTCAGGTAGCTTTACTTAAAACTGATGGAACTGAGGACAAGAATTTCGCAGAGCAGTATGGCTATGCTTACTTTAGTGCTTTAGAGATCACAGGCGCAGAGGGTGAGTTTATTACCTTTACTGGCACCTTGCTAGGTGACGGTGATATTACTACAACTGATCCTTATCCTGGTTACTAAATGGAGGGACATTTAACGTACAAAATAGGTGAGATTGACAGGCAGATGTTCTTTGGCAATTATGCTTTAGAGCAAACGCTTACTCACTTTGATGCATCGGTGACTGATCTATCAGATTTGTTAGGTAAGCAATTACTACCGTTCCTGAGAGTGTTTATTTATCATGCATCGGCTTACCCTATATTAAAAAAAGGCGAGATTGTAGACTTTACGGAGTTTGATGTGCATGATTGGATTGATAACTCTGGAGGCTCAGGTGGTGAGTTTATCCTTACAGTATCTAAAGAAGTCTTTAGGGTGTTAGGATTAAATACAGAGGTAACCGAACAAAAAAAAAGCAAACAGGAAAGTTAAATTGGAATAAAGATGTGTTGACTTTTGCTTTTGGAGAACTCGGTTTGATGCCTGATGACTTTTATGCCTTGACATGGAATCAATATATTCTAAAATGTCAAGGCTTTTTTAATAAAGAAAAAAAGGACTGGGAGCGTATAGGTTGGTCTACGTGGAACGGAATGAGAGTTCACGTAAATAAAGGGATGCCCAGTTTTAAAAAGTTCATGGCTTTTATCTACGAAAATGATGAGATAGCAGATATGGATGTAATCAAAGATCAAATGAATAAGGCAATGCTTAAATACTTAGAAGATGCAAGGAATTGAGATACCTATTGGCGCACCTTTAGGGCAATTAGATAAAGATTTAAAGGGTGCAAGTTCTAAATTAAATCAATTTGCTGCTGATGCATCTAAGAGCGCAGGTGTTCTGGGTGGCGCAGTTGTAAAAGGATCTAACTCTGCTGCCTTTGCCTTAACTAACTTAGGTAGGGTTGCGCAAGATGCACCTTTTGGATTTATTGGTATACAAAACAACTTAAATCCATTATTAGAAAGTTTTAGTAGATTAAAAGCAGAAACAGGCGGTACTGGCTCTGCATTGAAAGCATTAGGTCAATCTTTAATTGGTCCTGCCGGATTAGGTATTGCTTTATCTGTTGTCTCAGCAGGCATTCTATTTTATCAGCAATATCAGCAAAGAGCAAATAAAGAAGTTACTGTCGCTAAAAAAGTAACAGACGAATATATTAATTCGTTAAATCAAGTTGATCAGGCAAGGTTAAAAGGTGGTCAAAGCGCAGCATCTGAATTAACTACAATAAAGCTATTATACGACCAGTATCAGAATGCAGCTTTACCACTTGAAAAAAGAAAAGAAGCCTATAAGGAAATACAAAAGTTATATCCTGCATATTTTGGAAATCTAAAATTTGAGACAAGCGCAACCGATAAAACAAAAACCGCTTATGATTCATTAACTGCATCTATTTTAGCAACGGCTAGAGCAAGGGCAGCAGCTGATCTAATTACTAAAAACTCTACCAGACAGTTAGAAAATGAGCAAAAAGTAATTGACTTAACTACTCAAATAATTACTCAACAAACTAAGCAAAAGAAATTACAGGCTCAGGTTGATAGTCAAAATTTATTAGCAAAGCAAGAAGCTAATATTTTAACATCTCAGCAAGCAGATATTTTAAATCAATATCTAAAGGCGGGTTTTCAGGAAAATGAGTTAACAAAACTTAAGAATAATTTATTAACCGATACTAATATACTTACCGATCAAAATATACAATTACAAAAGGCAGCTACTGCTGAGGTATTAAAGGGCGGTAAAATTAGCGGAAGCGTAGCAGGTGAAAAGTTAAAAGAAACCGAAAAAGAAAAAAGAAGATTCTTTGCCTTAATTAATGATTTTAAAGGTATTGCAGAAATAGGTAAAAAAGATATTGCAAAAACTTTAAGTGGAGGTAAGCCGTTAATTGATATAAATAATTTATTAAGTACAAAAAGTTTTATACCTAATAATATAGGTCAGCAACTTTACACTCCATTCCAGATATTACAGGATAATATTAAGTTTGATTTATTGCCTCAGCTAGGTACATCATTTAAGACATTCTTTGATGATATATTAATGAATGGTAATTTTTCTTTTTCGGCTTTAGGTCAAGCAATCAAAAATACTTTTTTATCAGTAATTGCAAGTGAAGCAACTCAGGGCGTTTTAAAATTGCTAGGATCTGTTGGCGGTAAAACTGAAAAAGGTGGCGGTTTAATAGCAGGTATTGCAGGATTGTTTGGTGCAAGTAAAAAAGCTGCACCACTAGCAGGCATTGCCGCATCAACTGGAGGGTTTTTAGGCTCGGCTGCAACTATTGGCGCACCAGTCGCTGCTGCTAGTCCATTGCTACCTATCTTAGCAGGAGTTGCCGCAATAGCAGGTATTGCATCTTTATTTAAAAAGAAACAACAAGCACCTATACCACAGGCATCATCAACTATCAGCACAAGTGCGGCAGGATCTGCTCAGGACTTTGGCGGTGGTCGTGTTGTATTTGAGATTTCAGGTACTAACTTAATCGGAGTGTTAAACAGAGCAGGTGCTAAATTACA